AATCACGGAAGTGAAAAAGCGTGGTGGCATTTGTCCTAAGTGGGTGTCACCGGGATTTGATGGGGTTCCCGACCGCATTGTCTTACTGCCGGGGATGAAGTTTGCCTTTGTGGAAGTAAAGGCTCCGGGAGAAAAGCCAAGACCCTTACAACTGTCAAGGCACAGCCTGCTACGCAGATTAGGATTTCGTGTGTATGTCTTGGACAACGAGAGTCAGATTGGAGGAATGATTGATGAAATACAATCCGCATAAGTACCAGAGGTACTGTATTGAATTTATAAAGAACAATCCCATAGCAGCAATATTGCTTGATATGGGTATGGGCAAATCAAGTATCTGCCTTACAGCCATTATGGAACTGATGTATGACAGCTTTGAGGTTTCCAAGGTTCTTATTATCGCACCCTTGCGTGTGGCAAAGCATACGTGGTCGGGGGAGATTGAGAAGTGGGAGCATCTGACGGGACTTCGTTATTCCATTGTGGTGGGAACAGCAGCACAGAGAAAAAAGGCACTGCAAAAGGATGCAGATATCTACATCATCAACCGTGAAAATGTACCGTGGCTGATTGAACAGAGTGGACAGCCTTTTGACTATGATATGGTTGTGATTGATGAACTTTCATCTTTTAAGAACTGGCAGTCAAAGAGATTTCGTTCCCTTATGAAAGTAAGACCAATGGTAAAAAGAATCGTGGGTCTTACAGGAACACCATCCTCAAACGGTCTTATGGATTTGTTTGCAGAATTTAAGGTGCTTGATATGGGAGCAAGACTTGGTAGGTTCATTGGTCAGTATCGACTGAATTATTTCAAGCCGGACAGAATGAATGGGCCTATTGTGTATTCCTATAAACTTCTTCCGGGAGCGGAGCAGCAGATTTACGAGAAGATTGATGATATTACAATCAGCATGAAGGCATCCGACTATTTGGAAATGCCGGAACTCATCAGCAGTGAGTATCCTGTGTACCTTTCAGAAAAGGAACTGGATACATATGAAGAGATGAAAAAAGACCTTGTCTTAAATCTTCCGGGAGGAGAAATTACAGCTTCCAATGCAGCATCCCTTTCAGGAAAACTTACACAGATGGCTAACGGTGCAGTTTATACCGATGATGAAACCTTCGTGGAATTCCATGATAAGAAGCTCGATGCATTGGAGGATATTATCGAAGCGGCAAACGGACAGCCACTTATGGTTGCCTATTGGTACAAGCATGACCTTATCCGTATCGAAAAAAGACTGAACAGTCTTGGTGTCCAGTATGAGAAGTTGGATTCTGACGCATCCATTGAAAAATGGAATAAGGGAGAGTTGCCTGTTGCACTCGTGCATCCTGCATCAGCCGGACACGGACTGAATCTCCAAAGTGGTGGTTCGACTCTTGTATGGTTTGGAATTACATGGTCGTTGGAATTATACCAACAGACAAATGCCCGTCTTTACAGACAAGGTCAGATGGCAAGTACAGTAAAAATCGTCCACCTTATTTCCAAGGGAACGATTGATGAAAGAATTATGAAAGCATTATCTCTTAAGGATAATACACAGGCTGCTTTAATCGATGCGGTTAAGGCTGACCTAAGAAAATGACAATCTAAGACAATCAGAGTCAATCCGAGGGAACTAAAAATCGGAGGTGACGAATATGGCAAAGGATCCATATGAAGAATTAGGAAATGCTGTAGTTCTGCAGGCGGTCAAAGATTACAGGGATGCAAAAACGACCCTTAAGAAAAATCGTAAGAATGATGCAGCTCTTAGAATGAAAGCAGAATGTGAACGCTTTTTCACATCGGCACATTTCTCTATTTTCTCATCCATTGACGGCAAGTCACTTCTTGCACAATTGGAAAAGGAGGAATAAGCCATGAAGAATGTAAAAGAGTACCTTTCACAGGCTTTCCACATTGATAAGCAGTTAAAATCCAAGTTAGAGCAGCTTAGTGTTCTTCGTGAACTGGCAACGACAACCACACAGCCATTGTCTGATATGCCGGGTAGTCCAAATCGCAATACTGACCGAATGGAGAAAGCCATTATTAAGATTATGGATATGGAGAAGGAAATATCGGAAGAAGTGGATGTACTGCTTGATTTGAAGAACCAAATAGCACAATGCATTAAAAAGGTCGAGGATATTGACTGTCAGCTGATATTGGAGTTCCGTTATCTGTGTTTTATGTCCTGGGAGGACATTGCTGCAGAGATGAACTTCACAGTACGCAACGTACACATACTGCACGGTAAGGCATTAAAGATGGTTCAAGTACCATAACCTTTTCACATGATTTCACTAAATTTCACTATTTTTCACTGTTTTTCACAGTGCCCTTAGTGATATAGTATAATCAGCAAAAAAGGATAAACGCACAAAGCCTTCATGGTGGCAACCCCACTGTGAGGGCTTTCTTTATGCCTAAAAACAGGAGGTGGAAAATGTGGGATACAGAAAGGTAGGCTATTTTGAACAGTGTATCTACATCCTGCGTCACCTGCTATGGAGATGGAGGTGAGAGTATGCCAAGGAAACCAAAGCGTCCGTGTTCACATCCCGGTTGTCCCAAGCTGACTGATGGAAGGTTCTGCGAGGAACACGAAAGGCAGGAAGCTAAACGCTACGAGAAGTATGACAGAGACCCTGCTGTACGCCGTAGGTACGGACGAGTGTGGAAGAGGATAAGGGATTCCTACGTGAAGACCCACCCATTCTGTGAGAAGTGTTTTGAGAACGGAGTGCTTGTCCCGGTTGAGGAAGTACACCACATCAAACCTTTAGCAGAAGGTGGAACACATGAGAGGGATAACCTTATATCTTTGTGCAAATCGTGTCACTCACGCATCCATGCAGAGCGAGGAGACAGATGGCATCGGACTGGAGGGTAGGGGGCGGTCACTTCTCTACATGAAAGTGTTTAGGGCAACGGTGCCGGGGTCAAACGCACAACTATTGGAAATCAAACAGGGTATTAAACCCCTAATCGTTAGAAAGTGAGGTACACGATGGCAAAAGACGGAACAAACCGTGGCGGAGCCCGTGTAGGTTCGGGACGAAAGTCCAAGGCTTTGGTAGATAAAATGAGTGTCGGTCAGCCAGCTACCGTTATTTCATTACCAGACCCGCCTACATTCACGGGAGTGGATGTTCCGCCAATCAAGGAATATTTAACATCCAAACAAAAGACTGGCAAAGACCTCTGTGCGGCAGAGGTTTATACAGAAACTTGGAACTGGCTGAAGGAGAGAGGCTGTGAAAGGCTCGTCAATGTTCAGCTGATTGAACAGTATGCGATGAGCGTATCCCGTTGGATACAGTGTGAGGAATGTATCAGTGAATTTGGATTCCTTGCAAAGCATCCGACCACAGGAAACGCAATAGCCAGTCCGTATGTTGCGATGTCGCAGCAGTATATGAAACAGGTAAATCAGATCTGGTATCAGATTTTTCAAGTGGTAAAGGAGAACTGCTCCGTAGAATTCCAGGGGGCAACCCCACAGGATGATGTGATGGAGAGACTCCTTCGAACCAGGAAAGGAATTTAATATGATTGAAAAAGTAAATCCATGTCACCCAGACAAAGTGGCAGACAGAATAGCAGGAGCCATTGTTGATTTGGCTTATGGAACAGAAGAAAATCCGAAGATTGCCGTTGAGGTCTTAATTGGACATGGTGTGTGCCATGTAATTATTGAAACTACAGCGACTATTGATGAGGATGCGGTGGAGCAGGCAATCAAGCGTATTGCAGGTGCAGTAGAAACAGATGTTGTGATTGTTCCACAGGATGTACATCTTTCACACAATCAGTCGGTTGAAGTTCGTTGTGGTGATAACGGCATCTTCAAAGGAATGCCTCTTACAAAGGAACAGAGAACTTTGTCTGAAATTGCCCGTGAGATTTACGAGGAGTATCCAACCGATGGAAAATACATCCTTGATGGCAGCCGACTTATTATTTGTCAGAGTAACGCAGACAGAAAAGCATTAGAACAGAAATACAGCTTTGCAGAAGTAAATCCTATTGGAGACTGGACTGGCGGCACGGATGTAGATACCGGTGCAACCAATCGAAAGCTAGGCTCTGATATGGCTGATGCAGTAACAGGTGGAGGACTTCACGGTAAGGATTTGTCGAAGGCAGATGTGTCTTTAAATATCCATGCATTCTTAAAAGCTCAGAAAACAGGAAAGCCTGTGGAAATCTGCTGTGCTATCGGTGATGTGATGATTGGTGGCATTCCTTATGCAGATATCGTAGAAGAAGCAAGAGCATTTATTCGTTCCATCGGTGGATTTGAGAAGTTTGCCGAATGGGGATTGTATTAGAGGTGGAGTATGCAGACAACGACAGAAATGAAACTTGTATCAATTGACAAATTGATACCGTATGTGAATAATGCCCGCACTCATAATGCAGAGCAGATAAACAAACTTCGTGCATCGCTTCGTGAGTTCGGGTTCATCAATCCTGTCATCATTGATGGGGAGTACAATATTATAGCAGGTCACGGAAGAGTGATGGCTGCCAAGGAAGAACATATAGAGGAAGTTCCGTGTGTTTTAGCAGACCATCTTACCCCGGCACAAAAGAAAGCATATATCATTGCCGACAACAGAATGGCACAGGATGCAGGCTGGGATGAAGAACTCTTGCGTATTGAAATTGAAGCATTACAGGCAGAGACTTTTGACATCGGACTTACCGGATTTGAGGAGCAGGAGATTGCAGACCTCTTTGGTTCGGACGATGACAAGGTCGAAGATGATGATTTCGATTTGAATGAGGCACTTGAAAAAGCTGCCTTTGTAAAAAGAGGAGACATCTGGCAGGTGGGCAGACACAGACTCATGTGTGGAGATGCCACAAGTGAAGAAGATGTGGCGGCACTTATGGATGGAAAGAAAGCAAACCTAATTGTTTCAGACCCTCCATACGGTGTTTCCTTTACAAGTTCCGATGGACTTACCATTCAAAACGACAGTATCAAAGGTGAGGAATTTTATAATTTCCTCTTACAGGCATTTAAGAACATGGCAGCACATCTTGAAAAAGGTGGAGCTGCTTATATTTTTCACGCAGATACAGAAGGCTTGAATTTCAGAAGAGCCTTTCAGGATGCCGGATTCCATTTGGCAGGTTGTTGCATTTGGGTTAAGAACTCCTTAGTGCTTGGCCGTTCTGATTATCAGTGGCAGCACGAACCTGTGCTTTACGGCTTTTTGCAGAATGGAAAACATCCTTGGTATTCGGATCGTTCCCAGACAACCATCTGGAACTTCGACAAGCCAAAGAGAAATAAGAACCATCCAACTTCGAAACCACTTGATTTGCTTGCTTACCCTATCGGTAATTCAAGTCAGGCAAATGGCATTGTAGTAGATACTTTTGGTGGAAGTGGGTCAACACTTATGGCTTGTGAGCAGACCAACCGTATCTGTCATACGATGGAACTTGACGAAAAATACGCATCCGTGATTCTTCGCAGATATGTGGAGGACACAGGTGATGCTGACAATGTGTATGTCATCAGAGATGGAGAGCAGATTCCATACTCTGCTTTGGTTGTAGAAGTGGAGGGCATTGATGAATAATAACTTAACGCTTGGCAGTCTGTTTGACGGCTCGGCGGGATTTCCTTTAGGAGGCTTGATTTCCGGTATTACCCCTTTGTGGGCATCGGAGATTGAGCCTTTTCCTGTTCGTGTCACAACAAAGAGACTGCCTCAAATGGAACACTTGGGAGATATTACTACCTTAAATGGTAGTAGACTTACTCCCGTAGATATCATAACTTTCGGAAGTCCCTGCCAGGATATGTCCGTTGCGGGGAAAAGAGACGGCTTGGGTGGTTCACGCTCAAGTCTTTTTTATGAAGCAATCAGAATCATTAAAGAAATGAGGGAGGCAACCAATGGAAAATATCCAAGATTTATCGTCTGGGAAAATGTCCCAGGAGCGTTCTCCAGTAACAAAGGAGAAGACTTCCGTGCAGTCCTCGAAGAAATCTGCAAAGTCAAAGACGAGCAAGTGTCTGTTCCTAAACCTTCAAAGTGGGAAAATGCAGGAGAAATCTTGGGAGATGGTTACTCAGTCGCATGGAGATTATTCGATGCACAGTTTTGGGGAGTACCCCAACGAAGAAAGCGTATCTACCTTGTCGCAGATTTTGCAGGTGGGTGTGCAGGAAAAATATTATTTGAGTCAGAAAGCGTGTCTGGGTATTCTGCGAAGAGCGGCTGTCCGTGGAAAGCAACTGCCGGAGATACTTCAGAAGGCATTGGAGAAACAGGCACAGACCGCTTGATGTTTGAAAATCATAGTCAGGACACAAGATACACAGGTCCCTTAGAGGTGGCACAGACGGTTTCATCTACTTATGGAACGGGTGGGAATAATCAGCCTTTTGTGGTTGAAACACCAAAGACACTCAAAATCAGAAGTGGCTGCGAGGGCGGTGGAAAAGGTGCCCTTATTCAGGAGAACTTATCAGCTACCTTAAGCTGCAACAATGACCAGACATTATTCCAACCAAAGGTGTATGGGATTTGTGCCAAGGAGAGCAACTCCATGAAATCGGATAATCCGAACAGCGGATTCTACGAAGCAGATACCGCTCGTTGCCTTGATGCAAACGGTGGTAATCCATCTTGTAACCAAGGCGGCATGGCTGTTGTTTCCTTACAGGGGTCTATGATTGGAAGAAAGAATGAGAACGGTCCACAGGGTGATGGAATCAGCCAGGATGTCTCATTCACATTAAATACAGTTGATAAACACGCAGTTGTTTATGCCATTGACAGAGAGGCATTTAACTGCGGTCAGAATTTTGCGAGAGTTCCGGGCATTACGGATGATGGAGTTAATTCTACATTAAATGCACAGGGACCAAGTGCTGTAGCAGTTCCAACCTTCAGTTCAAGTAAAGCATCGTTCTTTACGAGTGCAGAAGAAGAACTTGCAAACACGTTAGTGGCTACGGATTATAAAGACCCTCCGATTGTAAATGACGAGGGTGATACAGATTATATCGTTAGAAGGCTCACTCCAACAGAGTGTGCGAGATTGCAGGGATTTCCTGACTGGTGGTGCGATGATCTGGAAACAGAGAATCCAACCAAAGAGGAAATTGCCTGGTGGAGAGATGTATTTTCTGTCCATGCAAAAGCAATGGGCAAGAAGATAAAGCCGAAAACAGACAGCCAGATTATCAAATGGCTCAAGAATCCACATTCCGATTCTGCGGAATATAAGATGTGGGGTAACGGTGTAGCCCTGCCAAATGTGGTGTTCGTTTTGTCGGGCATAAATCATTATGCCAAAGGTGAGTAGGCAAAAATAATAGTTTAATTTAGGAGGATAAAAGTATGGCGTGTAGTGGATGGCAGGTAAACCTGTCTGGAAAGAAGATTCCAATTTATGATTACAATGGTGCTGGTACAGCAATCACATCAAAGAGATTGGGATATATTACAAATAATGAATGTTTCGTGGAAGGTACAGTTCCGGGAACAGGATGGGAAGGAAATGATGCACCAGCAGTAATCTTGGATGCAAATCACAACATGACAATGGGTGTGTTCACAGAAGACTACTGGGGTTGCAACTTCGGTGATTTTGCTGATTATGCTTCCAATGGTAGTTCTTGGGTAGCGGTTAACACAAGAAAGCGTAAAGTACAGTATGCAACAAGAGCATATTATGCTGATGGTTCTAAGTGTTGCGACTTACCTGCAGGTTCTTATGTATGGTTAACTTCAAACTGTACAAGAGGACAGAAGAACATGAACTACTGTGCTGTTGAGAAGGTACAGACTGCGGCAGGAAAGACATATACTTTCCAGGGCTGTGGTTTCATCGACTTAACCTACGGCGGCAGATGGGTAAATGTTGGTAGCATTCTTTTAAGAAAAGCGTAAGCCTTAAATGAGTAGACGGGAGTGGTATTTTCCACTTCCGTTTTTCACATATTCCCTATGTACTATGCACAAATAGTGTAGGAATAATTCGTGTGGTATTCTACACGTTTTATCTGAAATATGCGTTGCTATTACACCGATAGTACGGGAATATGTGTACTACCAAAAGAATAGGAGGTACGCAACATGGTATTACATTTTAATGTAAGCGGGGATGCCCGCAAGAAAATGGTCAAAGCCATTGAAAAAGAACTGGGTATGAAAGCCAAGTATCTTGGAGCCCCTTCTTTTGCATATCAGATTGATATGTTTAAGGTTGAAAAGGATGGCACGCTTTCATGGGAAGACTTAAACGATGCAGACCCAGCCGGAATTGAAAAGAGCAGCAGAGTGGTTGATGCTTGTGTGATGGAAACAGGCAACTCCCCTACAGAGTGGGATGAAAACCAAGAAACGGATGCCCTTACGATTTCAGTTACAAAGGATGGTTTTACGGAGGAGGCAATCGACAATCTTTTTAGAATCCTTGAGAGCAAGGGGAGATTGTTTAGCAGTGCATTCAAAAAGCAGAGCCTCATGATTCATGTAATGGATGACAAAATAGAGTTTCCTTGGTTTTCGGAATTGGATCCGCAAAAGGTGGAAACATACACAAAGTTCATTACAGCCATTTGTGAGATGGCAAAGAATCAAAAGAGAATCACGGCAAAACCAAGAGAAGATGAAAATGAGAAATACGCATTCCGCTGTTTCCTTTTGAGACTTGGATTCATCGGTGATGAATTTAAGGCTGACAGAAAAATTTTACTTGAGAACCTTGATGGTTCATCGGCATTCAAAACGAAAAAGGAGGAGCAGGAAGCATGAGATTTCCAAGCAGAGAAATTGTAGAACAGGTTAGAAAAGAATATCCAGTAGGTACAAGAGTGGAGCTGGTGCAGATGGATGATTTCCAAGCACCACCGATTGGAACAAAGGGAACGGTAAGGGGTGTCGATGATACGGCATCCATTATGGTTTCTTGGGATAACGGAAGCAGACTGAATGTGGTTTATGGCGAAGATTCCTGCAGAAAAATCGAGGAATAATAAGATGCCATAATCTACACAAATATCGGTGTGTATATTTGTGTAGTAGTCGTATTGCTATATGTGCGATAGTACGGGAATATGTGTACACCGAAAGGGAAATACACATAAGACGGAGGTCAAAGCATGAACGAAAAAATGGCGAATCAGATAGCAGAAATGAAAAAGCAGACAATCGGAGTTGAGGTCGAGATGAACAACATTACAAGAGACAAGGCAGCAAAGCTTGCAGCCAAGTTTTTTGGAACAGGCCGATTTGAAAACACAGCCGGACGCAACGGATACTACACTTGGTCAGCTTGGGACGAACAGGGAAGAGAATGGAAATTCCAAAAGGATGTCAGCATTGCGGGACCTGACAGTGAGAAATGCGAACTGGTAACACCGATTCTTAAATACGAGGATATGGAAACCTTGCAGGAACTTATCCGAATCCTTCGAAAAGCCGGGGCAAAGAGCGATGCCACAAGAGGATGCGGGGTACACATTCACATCGGAGCAAACGGACACACGGCAAAGAGCCTCAGAAACCTTGCCAACATTATGGCAAGCCACGAAGAACTTTTAGCGGATGCCTTAAAACTTGACCGAAGAAGAATGAACCGATACTGCAGAACGGTTGACCCAAGATTTTTAGAAGAGGTCAACAGAAGAAAGCCTAACACGATGGCAAAATTGGCGGACATTTGGTACACAAGCCACGGAGCAAGCTACGGCAGAAACCAGCATTACAACGACAGCCGATACCATATGCTTAACCTACACGCAACCTTCACAAAGGGAACGGTTGAGTTCAGACTTTTTCAATTTGACGCACCTGCAGACGGAAAGCAGAACGGCTTACACGCAGGACAGCTTAAAAGCTACATTCAGCTTTGCCTTGCACTTAGCCAATTGGCAAAGGAAGTAAGGTCAGCAAGTGCAAAACCACAGCAGACTGAAAATCCAAAGTACGCAATGAGAACTTGGCTTTTAAGACTTGGATTCATCGGAGACGAATTCAAAACAGCAAGAGACCTTTACACAAAGAGATTAGAAGGAGACACAGCTTTCCGAAGAGGCCGAGTGGCTTGAAGAGAATAGCCACAAGCCTTCCTTTGACCGCCACGGCGGTCTTAAGGTGGTAGAAGGGTATAACCCAAGAAAGGAAGGAAAGCAAATGAAACGATATTATTTAGCCTATGGCAGCAATTTGAATGTAGCACAGATGAGATTCCGATGCCCAACAGCAAGGGTGGTTGGAACAGCAGTTATTGAAGATTACGAACTTTTATTTAAGGGTAGCAAGTCCGGTTCTTACCTTACGATTGAACCAAAGGAAGGGGAGAAAGTACCCGTTGCCGTTTGGTCGGTGGAAGAGGACGATGAGGTAGCCCTTGACCGATACGAAGGATTCCCAACCTTTTATTACAAAAAGGAAATGCAGATTGTGGTAAAGGGAATTAAAACTGGAAAAGAACGATTGCGAGACGCATTTGTTTACATCATGCACGAGGACAGACAGCTTGGAATTCCGACATGGAATTATGTGCAGACCTGCATCACAGGATATAACACCTTTAAGTTTGACCAGAGCCTTCTTATGAAGGCAATCAGAAAAAGCAGAAAGGAGCTTGGAATATAATGAAAACTACCAACATTACACGAATTCAGATTTGCCCTTTCTGTGGCAATTCATACCGAGGAGTGCCTGCTACTTCAAGGAAGGATGGTAAAACGGCAATTTGCCCCGACTGTGGCACGAGAGAGGCTCTTGAAAGCATAGGAGTTTCCAAGGAAGAGCAGGATTCCATCATTCAGACAATTCATCAGTGCGAACAGCGCGGATTGTAATATACACAAATTAGTGGCAACAACTCTGGTGAGTAATCGTATTCCAATATGTGTGAAAGTACGGTAATGTACACATAACGAAAACGAAGGAGGCTAAACGCCATGACAAACGAAATCATTTTTTCTTACAACAACACAAGATGCCATGCATTAAAAGTTGCAGGACTCCTTGGAGGAGAGAAATACATTGGAAAGATGGACGGTTGGGAGATTTACCAAATCGATCCTCACGGATTATTCAACCAGTTCGGCTTTGTAGCCATTAAAGAATAAAGAAAACAGATTTGCATTAAGACTCCGAAAGGGGTCTTTTTTGCTGTCCATTTTTGGAGGTGGAGAATTGAGAAAACTTAAAAAGTATGTTCCTACCAAGTTTAAGGCAAAGAACTCCATCTATGATAAGGAGGCGGCAGATTTTGTGGTTGCCTTTATCGAACAGCTTAAGCATACAAAGGGTGAGTTCTACAATCAGCCTTTTGAACTTATCGATTGGCAGGAGCAGATAATCAGAGATATTTTTGGAACATTGAAACCAGATGGCTACAGACAGTTTACCACAGCCTATATCGAAGTTCCTAAGAAGTGCGGCAAATCAGAATTAGCCGCTGCCGTTGCACTGTATATGCTGTGTGCGGATGGGGAGCAGAGAGCAGAAGTATATGGTTGTGCTGCCGATAGAGACCAAGCCTCGCTTGTTTTTGACGTTGCGTGTGACATGGTTCGTTTATGCCCGGCACTGCAAAAAAGATGCGACCTAAGACCAAGTAGAAAAGCAATCAACTTTGGCCCCACAAACAGTGTTTATAAGGCAGTGTCAAGTGAAGTTGGTGGTAAATCGGGTGTAAATATCAGTGCGCTGGTATTCGATGAACTTTGGGTTCAGAAGGATAGAAAGTTCTTTGAAATGATGACAGTTGGTACATCAGATGCCAGAAGAAACCCACTGCACTTTATCATTACCACAGCCGGAAATGATACGAACAGTATCTGTTATGAATTGCACCAAAAGGCCGTGGATATTATTGAAGGGAGAAAAGTAGACCCTACCTTCTATCCTGTAATTTATGGTGCAGACCCGGAAGATGACTGGACAGACCCAAAGGTGTGGAGAAAAGCAAATCCAAGCCTTGATATCACAATTGGTATTGATAAGGTTCAAGCAGCTTGTGATAGTGCAAAGCAGAATCCGGGAGAAGAGAATGCGTTCAGACAGCTTCGTCTGAATCAATGGGTAAAGCAGGCAGTCCGTTGGATGCCAATGGATAAGTGGGATGCGTGTGTGTCTCATATCGATGAAGAAGATCTGGAAGGTCGAGTTTGTTATGGTGGCTTGGACTTATCGAGTACCACTGACCTTACTTCTTTTGTGCTTGTTTTTCCGCCATTGGATGAAGATGATAAATACATCATTCTACCGTACTTTTGGGTGCCGGAAGAAACCTTGGACTTGCGAGTCCGAAGAGACCACGTTCCCTATGATGTTTGGGAAAGACAGGGCTACCTGCAGACTACGGAGGGAAATGTAGTCCACTATGGCTACATAGAGAAGTTTATAGAGAAGTTGGGTGAGAGGTTCAATATCCGTGAGATTGCATTCGACCGTTGGGGAGCAGTGCAGATGGTACAGAACCTTGAGGGTATGGGATTTACAGTAGTTCCTATGGGGCAGGGATTTGCATCCATGTCTCCACCAACTAAGGAATTGATGAAACTGACCCTTGAGAAGAAATTAGCACACAGTGGTCATCCAGTCCTTAGATGGAACATGGATAATATTTATATTAGACAAGACCCGGCAGGAAACATCAAAGCTGACAAAGCCAAGTCCACAGAGAAGATTGACGGTGCCATTGCAACAATTATGGCACTTGATAGAGCAATCCGTTGTGGGAACGATACAAGCGAGAGCGTGTATGACACAAGAGGTCTTTTGGTATTCTAACAAACACTTTGTGCCAAAGTGTAAAAATGTGCTTGACACCTTGTGCCAAGGTGTGTATAATACAATTACAGGTTGGCACAAGGTGCAGAAAGGGGTGTTAGAATGCCAATATTAAAATTATCACTTACAGAAGAAGAGGAAAAGATACTGGCTAAATTAGCTAAGGACGAAAATCTGAGTTTGCAGGATTATATCAGATATAAAGTGTTTGGTATTAAGAGTCCATCAAAGTTTACACCAGAGGAAGCTGAAAGAAGAGCATTAGAGAAATTTGCAGAAGATGACGAACCATTTACTTTACCAGATATCTACGAAGAAGAATGGGAAGAGTTAAATCCTAGGATGACAGGAGTGTTTGGTAAACGTTTTTTTAATCACTTAAAGACATCTGATTCTGTTGAATATGCAGGAATGACACCAGATGGAAGAAGAGCAACATATCGAATTAGGAAAGGATAATGTGTATGAGATTGACAAGAAATGAAAAGAGAACTGTAGAGAACGAATTGGTAACAATAATAAATCAGCATCCGAATGGAATTGATACAAGAGTGCTTATATCCAGTGTTATGACAGCAATAGTAGCATCAATTCCGAATGCAAATAGACATCATGTTTCAGGAATGCTTTCATGGGTTTGGAAAAACTATAATTACACATTCTTGGTTCGCACACCAGGTTATTCGGTAATTGCATAAAATCATGTATTAGTTATGAGCATCTATCAGAAATGGTAGGTGCTTTTTTCATGCAGAAAAGAGGTTCTATGATTACTTTATTATTCATTGGGCTAATCGTTTTTAGCGAAGGTATTAATCAATTTATAGAAGGGAATGGTATCTGAAATGGGAATACTAACAGGTATTTTTAAGTCGAGAGACAAACCCACGAACCGAACAGCAGGAAGTGCATACAGCTTCTTCCTTGGCAATTCGACCAGTGGAAAAAGGGTAAATGAGAGAAGTGCAATGCAGATGACGGCCGTGTATTCATGTGTCCGTATTTTATCGGAGGCGGTTGCAAGCCTTCCACTTCATTTTTATGAGTACAGAGATGACGGCAGCAAGGCAAAGGCTACCGACCATCCTCTGTATTTTTTATTGCACGACGAACCGAACCCTGAAATGTCATCCTATACGTTCCGTGAGGTGCTGATGACTCATCTGCTCCTTTGGGGAAATGCATATGCCCAGATCATCAGAAACGGCAAGGGGGAAGTCATAGCACTTTATCCTTTAATGCCGGATAGAATGACAGTGGACAGGGATGATAAGGGAAAAATCTACTATCAATATCAGATGACTTCGGATGATGCACAGACGATGAAGGGGCAGACAGTTGTTCTGAAATCAACAGATGTGTTGCATATTCCGGGGTTAGGCTTTGACGGACTCGTAGGTTATAGTCCTATTGCGATGGCTAAGAATGCTATCGGTATGGCAATTGCCTGTGAGGAATATGGAGCCAAGTTCTTTGCTAACGGTGCCGCACCAAGTGGTGTACTGGAGCATCCGGGAACAATCAAAGACCCTTCCAGAGTAAGGGAAAGTTGGACACAGACCTTTGGGGGAAGTTCCAATGCAAATAAGGTGGCCGTTTTGGAAGAAGGAATGAAGTATACACCGATTTCCATTAGTCCGGAACAGGCACAGTTCCTCGAAACGAGGAAATTCCAAATCAATGAAATTGCTCGAATTTTCAGAGTCCCACCACATATGGTCGGAGACCTTGAGAAGTCGAGCTTTTCTAATATCGAGCAGCAGAGTCTGGAGTTTGTGAAATACACACTTGACCCTTGGATTTGTAGATGGGAACAGGCTATGGTTCGTGCTTTACTGTCTGCTCAGGAAAAAAAGAAGTATTTTATCAAATTTAACATGGACGGGCTTCTTCGAGGTGACTACCAAAGCCGTATGAACGGCTATGCGGTGGGCAGGCAGAATGGTTGGTTAAGTGCAAACGACATCCGTGAGCTGGAAGACCTCGACAAGATACCTGCAGAACTTGGTGGGGATTTATATCTCATCAATGGAAACATGACCAAGTTACAGGATGCAGGTTTATTTGCAAAAGGCTCGGAAGGTGGAGAGGAGGAAAACCATGAAGAAGTTCTGGAATTGGAAGAATCAGACACAGACGGAGAACACACAGATGGAGAGAACGCTGTTTCTGAACGGAACAATCGCAGAAGAAAGCTGGTTCGATGACGATGTCACACCACAGCTTTTCAAAGACGAACTGAACGCAGGAGACGGTGATATCACGGTGTGGATTAACAGTCCGGGCGGTGATTGCGTAGCGGCAGCGCAAATCTACAATATGCTTTCCAATTACAAAGGCAAGGTCACAGTCAAGATTGACGGTATTGCAGCAAGTGCAGCATCGGTGATTGCTATGGCAGGAACAGAAGTGCTTATGTCACCTGTTTCCATGCTTATGATTCACAATCCTATGACTATTGCTATGGGAGACCATGCAGAGATGCAGAAAGCCATTGATATGCTTGCCGAGGTTAAGGAGTCCATCATTAACGCTTACGTGTTAAAGACGGGTCTTTCAAGAGCAAAACTGTCACACCTTATGGATTCAGAAACATGGATGAATGCCAATAAGGCGGTGGAACTTGGATTTGCAGATGGTGTGTTAAACCGTGAAAGCGGTGTAGCAGAAAACCAGAATGCGAATGATCAGGAAGTGACAGATGCTGTGATGTTCTCAAGCAGAGCCGTAAATAACGCTTTGCAGAACAAGATTACTGCGAAGTTCGGAAAGCAGAAGGAAACTGTGACAAAGCAGGCAGAAATCCCTGCACAAGAAACCAAAGAACGTAACGTGGATGCTCTTTTGGAGCGTCTTGAGATTATCAAAAATTATATTTAGGAGGATTTAATCATGACTATTTTAGAGTTGAGAGAAAAACGCAAAACTGCGTATGATGCTGCAAAGGCATTCTTGGAATCACACCGTACCGACAAAGGTACTCTTAATGCAGAAGACGATGCTGTTTATAACAGAATGGAAGAGGAAATCAATGCATTAAGCAATGAAATCAGACGTATGGAACGTCAGGAACAGATGGAGGCTGAACTTAATAAGCCTGTAAACACACCTCTTACATCAAAGCCTGGTATGGCAAAAGTTGGCGCAGAGGATAAAAAGACAGGAAAGGCATCTAACGAGTATAAGGACGCTATGCTTGATGCATTACGCTCCAACTTTAAGCGTGTAAATAACGTATTACAGGAAGGTATCGATGCAGAAGGTGGCTATTTAGTGCCGGATGAATATGACGGAAGAATGATTGATGTACTTAGAGAAGAAAACATCATGAGAAAACTTGGTCACATCATTACCACAAGCGGTCAGCACAAAATTAACATCGCAGCAACAAAACCAGCGGCATCTTGGATTGAAGAAGGTGGCGCTTTAACTTTTGGTGATGCTACATTCGACCAGATTCTTTTGGATGCACACAAACTTCATGTTGCAATCAAAGTAACAGAAGAACTTTTATACGATAGTGCATTCAATCTTGAGAAGTACATTATCGAACAGTTCGGTAAGGCACTTGCAAATGCCGAAGAGGATGCATTCCTTAATGGTGATGGTGTTGGCAGACCACTTGGTCTTTTCGCAGAAAATGGTGGCGGTACTGTAGCTGAGACACTTACAGCGGCATTAAAATCAGATGACTTGATTAGCCTTGTATATGCTCTTAAGCGTCCGTATAGAAAGAATGCATCTTTCATCATCAACGACAAGAACCTTGCAGCTATTAAGAAATTAAAAGATAACAACGGTGGATATATCTGGCAACAGTCTTATCAGGCAGGAGAACCTGATAGATTGCTCGGATATCCTGTACACACATCTGCTTATGCACCGGAAGATGCAATCGCATTTGGTGATTACAGCTACTACAACATCGGTGATAGAGGTTCCCGTTCTTTTGCAGAACTTCGTGAACTCTTTGCAGGTAACGGCATGATTGGTTACGTTGCAAAAGAGCGTGTGGATGGAAAGTTAATCCTTCCGGAAGCAGTACAGATTTTGAAACTTAAGTCTGAATAAGACAGGGGGTGCAGATAGTGAGTGAATTGCTTGAAAAGGTTAAAACCAATCTGATATTGGAGCATTCCGCAGATGATACTCTTTTGGAGCAGTTCATAACTGCTGCCAAAGCCTATGCAGAGAGTTATCAGCATTTGGATGAAGGTTTCTATACAAAGAATGCAATGCCTGCCACAACAGAGCAGGCGGTGATTATGCTTGCGAGCCATTTCTATGAAAGCAGGGATGGTTCGACAGGCGGCTTTTTTGCTGACAATGTGCAAGCAGGACAGCAGGTATGGAACACAGTAAACCTTCTTCTTCGATTGGATCGGGAATGGAAGGTGTGATATGAGTTTTGGAAAAATGACAGCCTTTATCGACATTGTGGAGAAACAATTCACAACGGATGATGAAGGCTTTTCTGTTGAAAAAGATGTAGTCATCGCATCTGTCCGGGCATACCGGGAAGGGAGACACGGAAGTGAGAAATGGGCAAATGTAGCAGTATTTTCTACGGCTACGGAGTTGTTTCGTTTTCGTGTGATTCCCAATGTGTGTGTGACAACGGACATGAAGATTATCTGCGGTGATCAGGAATTTGAAATTACATCCATCGAGAACGTAAAGGGACGAGGGATGTATTTGGAGGCACTTGTGCAGGAGGTGGTAAGCAGTGGCTAAAGTATCCTGGAAAATGCCGGATGACTTTCTTTTGAAGGTATCAAGGCTTGGGGAGAAAACGGATGTCATCTTGCCAAAAGTTCTGGAGGCAGGGGCAGAAGTGGTGGAGGCAAAGGTTCGTTCCAAGTTAGAGGCGGTAGTTGGGAAAGACACCAAGTACGAGTCCAGAAGTACAGGACAGCTTTTGGATGCACTGGGAACTTCACAGCCTATGCAGGATAAGAATGGCGATTTCAACATCAAGGTGGGATTTTCAGAACCACGTCCGGATGGTGAGAGCAATGCCATGCTTGCTTCCATTCTTGAATACGGAAAGAGTGGACAGCCTGCAAAACCTTTTATGAAACCTGCGAAAAGTGCCAGTAAATCAGCCGCCATAAGTGCCATGAAAGAAAAACTGGAAGAGGAGATAAAGCGGGTATGAGTTTATTATCAGAGATTAAAAGTGTGGTAACAGCCTGTGGTCTGCCTGTGGAAACAGGGACATTCAAAGGAAAAGCACCCAATGAATATGTTGTGGTTACTCCAATGAGTGAGTCCTTAAAACTCCATGCAGACAATCTTCCGGGGATTGAAGTGGAAGAGGCAAGGCTGTCTTTATTTGTGAAAGGGAATTACACCACACACAAGAAGAAACTTAAGAAAGAACTACTTAGTAGGGATTTCACAATTACAGATGGAAGATACATCGGTCATGAAAACGATACAGGCTTTCATCATTATGCCATTGATGTGGCAAAGCATTATGAAATGGAGGATTGAATATGGCTACGATTGGTCTTGATAAATTATTTTATTCAAAAATCACAGAAGATGCAGACGGCAACGAAACCTATGCAACTCCTGTGTCTTTAGCAAAGGCTATGTCAGCGGAGTTATCCGTGGAACTTGCAGAGGCTACGCTGTATGCCGATGACGGTGCTGCAGAAATCGTAAAAGAGTTCCAGAGCGGAACACTTACACTTGGTATTGATGACATTGGTGCATCCGTGGCAGGTGACCTTACAGGAGCAACCATTGATAAGAATCATGTATTGATTTCTACATCCGAAGACGGTGGAACACCTGTTGCGATTGGCTTTAGAGCAAAGAAAGCAAACGGAAAGTACCGTTACTTCTGGTTATACCGTGTAAAATTCGGTATCCCTGCGACAAACCTTACCACAAAGGGTGAGAGCATTGAGTTTTCAACCCCATCTATCGAAGGAACGGTTCTTCGAAGAAACAAGGTGGACGGTCTTGGCAAGCATCCTTGGAAGGCAGAGGTATCGGAAGACGATACTGGCGTAACAGCATCTGTTATCAAGAGCTGGTACGATGATGTATATGAGCCTACCTATACAACAACACAGCAGCAGAGCAATTAGTGGAGGGTATCAGAAATGGATGAAAGAACAGCAGTTGTAAATATTGGTGGTACAGAGTATGAAATGCTCCTTACTACCCGTGCGACAAAGGAAATCGCAGGAAGATACGGTGGGTTAGAGAACCTTGGAGAGAAGCTCATGAAGTCGGAGAACTTTGAGATGGCTCTCGATGAGATTATTTGGCTTATTACACTTTTATGTAATCAGCCTATCCTTATTCACAACCTTAAGAATCCAAACGAGAAGAAACCGGAACTTACAGCAGATGAAGTGGAACTTCTCACATCCCCTATGGAACTTACGGACTATAAGGATGCCATCATGGACGCTATGTATAAGGGAACAAAGCGTAACGTGGAAAGTGAACCAGAAGGAAAAAACATAGTGGCCGAGTAAGCGACGAAGAGTTGTTTACCCGGCTTTTATATTACGGCATCGGTCAGCTTCATCTGTCACAGGATGAGTTCTGGCTGATGCCTTTTGGTTTATTTATGGATTTATGGGAATGCCACAAACAGTATAACGGCATCTCCAAACCAAGACAGGAATTATCCATTGACGATGTAATTCCTTATGGAATTTAGCAGGAAGGAGGTAAAGACACATGGCTGATAATTTTGGTCTGAAGATTGGTGTCGAAGGGGAGAAGGAGTTTAAGAAAGCCCTCACAGAAATCAATCAGTCGTTTAAGGTATTAGGTTCAGAAATGAAACTGGTATCGGCACAATTCGACAAAAACGACAATTCCGTTGAGGCTATGGCTGCAAGAAACAAAGTCTTAAACAAGGAAATCGATGCACAAAAGAGCAAGATTGAAACATTAAGGTCTGCCCTCCAGAATGCATCCACATCCTTTGGAGAAACGGACAGACGAACACAGAACTGGCAGATTCAGCTTAACAATGCAGAGGCATCACTTATTGCGATGGAGAAAGAACTCAAAGCCAATAATTCAGCCTTGGAAACTGCCAATACACACTACGATGATGCGGAAGATGCCTTAAAAGACATGGACCGTAGAATGGACGAAGTTTCCGATTCGGCAGACGATATGGGAGATGAAATCAAAGAAGCCGGGGACGAGGCGGATAAATCTGAGAATAAGTTTAAGGCTTTGGGTGCTACCCTAAAAGGTATCGGTGTTGCTATGGGAACAGTTGTGGCGGCGGCTGGGGCGGCTGCCATTAGTCTTGGAAAAGAAGTAGTGGCTGCGTATGCAGACTATGAACAGCTTGTCGGTGGTGTAGATACTCTGTTTAAGGAGTCATCGGGCAAACTACAAAACTACGCTGCCAATGCATATAAAACAGCAGGTATGTCTGCCAATGAATATATGGAAACGGTCACAGGTTTCTCTGCATCCTTAATATCATCCCTCGGTGGAGATACAGAAAAGGCGGCTGAATATGCGGATATGGCTATCACGGATATGAGTGATAACGCCAATAAGATGGGTTCTTCTATGGAGAGCATCAAAAATGCATATGCAGGATTTGCCAAAGGTCAGTTCACACTTTTGGATAATCTGAAATTGGGGTACGGAGGGACAAAGACCGAAATGGAACGATTGCTTGCAGATGCAAAGGCAATCAGCGGTATCGAGTATAACATTGACAGTTATGCCGACATTGTGGATGCCATTCATGTCATTCAGGACAGTATGGGCATTACCGGAACAACGGCAAAAGAAGCAGAGCATACGATTGCAGGTTCTATCAGTTCCATGCAGTCAGCAGTCCAGAACCTTGTAATTGGTTTTGGCAGAGCAGATGCAGACATGACGATGTTATGCAATAACGTGGTGGATGCTTTCCAAGACGTGGTGGCAAACATTACTCCTGTCATAGAAAACATTGTATCCGCACTTCCAACCGTAACGGGAGCATTACTTGAGGCAATCGCACAGTTACTTCCGACTTTGCTTTCTACGGTAACCGATTTATTTTCACAGGTGCTTAATACCTTACTGCAGTTGATTCCGACTTTGGTTCCGGCGGCAGTAGAAGCAGTCATTACGATTGTGAATGCGATTATAGAAAATCTGCCACTTCTTATTGATGCAGCCATTCAAATGATTTCGACTTTGGTACAGGGAATAGCAGAGGCATTGCCTACTTTGATTCCTGCCGCAGTCCAGGCACTTGTAACGATTGTGCAGAGTCTGATTGATAACCTGCCAATGCTCCTTGATGCAGCCTTACAGCTTGTGATGGGACTGGCACAGGGCATTATCGATGCAATCCCGGTTTTACTTGAGGCATTGCCACAGATAATTACATCCATTGTGGAATTTATCGTTGCAGCAATCCCGCAGATTATCGAGGCAGGAATACAGCTTTTAACTTCTCTTGTTACGGCACTGCCACAAATCATTACAACGATTGTGACAGTAATTCCACAGATTATTGATGGAATTATCACAGCCGTCATCGAGGCAATTCCACTTATCATTGACGCAGGAATTAAGCTGTTGATTTCTTTGGTAGAAAGCCTTCCTACGATTATTACAACGATTGTGGATGCCATTCCAAAGATTATCACAAGCATTGTAAATGCACTGATTGGAAATATCGACAAGATTATTATGGCAGGGGTTCAGCTTTTAGTGGCTTTAATTAAGAACCTGCCACAGATTATTGTTGCCATTGTAAAAGCCGTACCACAGATTATTTCTGCGATTGTAAAAGGCTTTGCAAGCGGTGTATCACAGATGGCATCGGTCGGCTTAAACCTTATCAAGGGTATCTGGAACGGTATTAGTGATGCAACCTCATGGTTGTGGGGTAAAATCAGCGGATTCTGTTCGAACCTTATGAGTAAGATTAAAAGTTTCTTTGGTATCCATTCTCCATCAAGAGAGATGGCTTGGGTCGGAGAAATGCTTACAGAAGGTTTGGCAGGAGGTATCGGGGATACAGCCAAATCTGCGATTACAGCGGCAGAGGATATGAATAAAGGCATTATGGATGTAATGGACGGACTTGCAGGAGATATGCAGTCTGCAGTTCCAAGTAACTTTAATCTTGATGCCAATGCTACGGTGGCTTCGGTTGCAAACGGCATGAATGGTGTGGGTGGTGGAACTTCTTATGGTTCCCTTATTTCCATTTCACAGATGATTGTCAGAAGTGAAGAAGATATCCGTAAGATTTCACAGGAATTATATAACCTGATTCAGACAGGCTCCCGTGCACAGGGACGCTTTTCAACAGCATAAGGAGGTGGTTGTGTGGGTTTTTTATTCAATAGTGTTTCATCAAAGGATATGGGTGTAAAAGCAAGACTTACCTCCTGGCAGGTAAGTGGTCAGCTTAGAAACTACACAACCACAGTTCCGGGGAAATACGGAGTGGCTGACTTTGGTGCAGACCTTGATGCAAGAGAAATAAAAATGGAGTGCAGTATCTTTCCAAAAGGCAGCTTTTTAGAGTTGATTCATCTTTTGGATGATATTGCACTTTGGCTTGACCCGACAGATGGTTTGGGTGAGCTGATTTTGGATGATGTTCCAGACCGCTACTTTATGGCAAGAATCGATGAAAAAGTGGATTGTGAAAGACTGCTCCGTTCAGCAGGGCATTTTTCTTTGAAGTTCTTTTGTCCCGATCCATTTGGTTATGCGGTAAATGATGAGACGTTTTTCATTGATTCGACCGGAACACACGGAATTCGAAGAGAAAAAGGAAATGTGGATTCCAACCCTGTTTATAGAATCAAGGGTGTATTAGAGCCTGGTGTAAGTAATTATATCAGTATCACAACCAACGGACAGGAGTTAAAGATTATAAATGCAACGCTTAACGAGGGAGAAACCTTAGTGGTGGATACAGATAAGCTGACAGCCTATGTGGAGGATGAGAATGGCGTGATTGTAAGAAACGGACTTCCGTACTTACAGGAATTAAACTTTACATCCCTTTTTGTAGGGAATAACAGCATTAACATTTCTGTAAAGAATGCCACATTTACAAGTCTTGATATTCAGGCAAAGAGCAGATGGAGGTAGGATATGGCGTTAAAAATGATATTGAACAAACAGTCCGATTTTACGGGCGAGTTTCCATCTGAATATGCAAAAGGTGGTGTATGGCGTTTCAATGAGATTGCACCAGATGGCAATACGGAACTTGCCGATTCATCCGGTATGGGAAGGAATGCATACATCAATAAGTGGTCGGGAACTACGGCATCCCTTCGAGCTGGCATTTTTGGTAATTACTTTCGAATGAACATAAACAATCCAGCCACAGAGCAGACCTACCTTAAGGTAACTAATGACGGTTCTTTGTTTTCCAATATTGGAATGCGTATTATCTGTGGTGGCTGGATGCAGCCGACAACCTATTCCATCGGCAACACATATACACCAATCCTTAACACTCGTTATGGACCGGGGAATCCGATTTTTTACCTTTCCTTGATAAGAGGAAAGCCAAGACTGATGCTTTACAATTCATCGGGGACTTTGATTTTGGATAAATCGGTAGCACCTACCATTTCTTTTACAAACGGAAAGTGGTATTTTATTGCGTCTGTGATTGAGCCAGACAGCAAAAAAGCATGGGTGGTTGTAGGAGATAAAGAGACGGGGGAAGCGTGGGTTTCCGAAGATTTGGAAATCACAGGAGAGTTAAACAGAAGTTGTACGGCAGACCTTATTTGGGGAATGCACTCCATGTCTTATTGGTATGCAGGTGGATTGGATGACTGGTTTTTGGACTGTGATTCCAAACTGACTGCCGATGATTTGGTGGATTACTTTAAGTCGGCCTGTTTCGCAAATGGTGGAGATACATCGGGACAGATAGATGCGACCACAGTTCCGGGTATTGTTACGTTACGAGCAGTAAACGGTGTGTATCCGTCAGAGGCTGTCTTTACCTCTGCTGCAGCAAGATGTAATCTTTCCGGAACAGGAAAGGTGTCCATCACAAGTGAGTATGTGGTTGGTACGACCGCTGTTTCTAATTTTGAAACATCCACAAGTGATGATATGACGGAGTGGAGTTACTGGGTGGCGGTATCTTCGGATGGAAGGTTACAGTCTCCAAACAGAGAGTTCATTCGTTTTCGTATGACGCTTTCTACCACGGATACTTCCAAAACACCAAAGGTGGTGGATATCAGACTGTATGATATTCCAAAAGCACCTTATGGAAAGATTGGTTATGCCCGTCCTGTGGTTTTGGACAGTAATGGAGCATGGGAGTCGGTTCTTGAAAACGCCTATGACATTATTGTTACAGGAGAAGTGAATGGAGAAGATACACTTACCTTTAAGATTCCATATCGTGATGCAAAACGAAACTTTATTGACAGTGAGAAGAAAATACAGATTGTAGATGATGTCTATAAGGTCAGAACCCTTACAGATACGAAAGCTGCAGACGGTTCTACAGTTACGGAAGTGTATGCAGAGGCAGAGTTTTATGATTTGACTTTTTCGGAGAGAAAAGAAGAGAAATCCTTTGATGCAGAACTCCCGGAAGTGGCAATGCAGTACGCTCTTAAAGACACAGAGTGGAGTGTTGGTACGGTGGAGGTTAGAACCAAAAGAACATGGACGAGCAAAGAAAAGAATGCCCTTTCCATTTTGCGAAGTATCGCTGATTTGCATGGCGGTGATCTGGTATTTGACTGTCCAAACCGTCTGGTACATCTTCTTACTGTAAACGGAAAAGACAGTGGTGCTTTATTTGCTTATAAAAAGAACATGAAGAGCATTAAGCGAGTGGTGGATACCAGAAGTCTTGTAACAAGGCTTTATGCGGTAGGTGCAGAAGGACTTACCTTTGCAGACATCAATGGCGGCAAGCCTTACGTGGAAGATTTCTCTTTTACAAAGGATATCCGAATTACCACACTTGACTGTTCTTCTTTTACCAATCCCTATCAGATGCTTGAATATACGAATATGAGACTGGCTGAATACTGTAAGCCTTCGGTTTCGTATGTGTTAAATGCAATGGACTTGTCAGTTTTAACAGGCTATGAGCATGAGGCATGGGAACTTGGTGATTATGTAAGAGTGGAAGATAAAGAACTTGGGTTATCGATTACCACTCGAATTATCCGCAGGGAATATAACTTACAGGAGCCTTGGAATACCGTTCTTGAACTGTCGACTACCTTAAAGAACTTAGGCTCGTCAGCAACGCAGTGGGATACGGTAGCAGATACGCTGGAAGGAACGAGTATGGTCACAAATGATGATATTCGTGAAATGGTACCTTTTAATCTGCTTAGAAATTCCAGAGCCGATGACGGACTGGCTTATTGGGTGAGTTCCGGGTTTGAGGCAGACGGAGAGAATGGAGCAAGTGGTACAGCATCTTTTAAGGCAGAAGGTGTAAGCGGTATGACAAAGAGCCTGTCACAGACTGTGTATCCTGCGAACCGTTCCAGTTATACGATGTCTGCTCAGATTGGTTCGGATAACTTAAAGAAACTCTCGGACAGTTCCCAAGTGGGAATTGAAGTAGTGATTGAATACGAGGACGGAACAACAGAAACAAGATTTGTTGATTTATATTGATGGAGGTGCAGCATGGCATATTTTTCAACAACATCTGCCAGGGTCACACCAAAAAACTATGGAGAACGCATCAAATCCATCACAGTAAGAGTGTGCATAACAAACTGTTCAGGCACTTTGTATGTGACTGATTTGCTTTTACAGGGTGGTTCGGTAGCAACGGGGTGGATAGGACACCCTTGTGAGATTAAGTGGTCATTAGATGGGTAATGTTGCATTCATCCGACTGGCAGAGGTCATCAATAAAAAGCAGGATAAACGTGTCGTAAGTGTATCGGTAAGTCCTATCATTTCCGACTGCTCCGGCACGATCTATTTTACTGACCTTCAGTTGCAGGAGGGTTCAGCACTTACAGGATATGCACCGCATACAGAGAAAATGCTTGTAAAGAGTCAGGATATGCCAGTCTGGTTTAATGGTGTGGTTCGTTCCAAGGAAACCGTAATTGTATGTAACCTCGGCGGCACATCGGCTGGACTGGATATTGGTGTATATCCAAAGTCCGATATGGCATCTGATTCCATAGAACTGGCACAGGGTGTCGGCGGTCAGAAGGTACGGTTTCCCTCTGCGATGAAAGCGGGTGACGAGATACAGCTTTTAGCATCCAAAAGAGAGTGTCTTAAAAATGGTGTGACAGAAAAGAAAGAAGGGTTTTATCAGTACAGTGCAGCATGGGACTCCAAACACATTGTAAAGGTGGAGAAAGGAAAGTCTGCAAGAGTATTGTTTGAGTTACAGGAGATGAACGATGGAGGTGAGCGTTTTTAATGAATACACTTGATGGAAGGGAAGTAATGGTGTGGACATTCATGGGAAACACCCGAATGTATCAGGCATTAAGGGATTATGGAGACCGAATCAGTCAGATTGGTCTTTTTTCTTTTAAGGTAAAGGCAACAGGTGAGATTTACGAATCCGGGGTTGCCATTTCAAATATGCTTACTTACATCAACAAGTGGCCACATATCAAATGGCTGCTTACGGTGGCAAACGATGGCAGTAACAGTATTTTTAAGGCTCTGCGTGATAACACCAACGGTGCGCAGGATAAATTTCTTTCTGAGATTATAAGAATTATGGGAAAATATTCTTGGTGTGACGGAATTGATATCGACCTTGAAAAAGGAGATGGATATTCCACACACGAGGCATCCACGCAGATGTTTGCCAATATTTACAACACCGTAAAGGCTTATGACTCATCCAAGTTAATGAATATCTGCTTGCCGGGTATGACTTCTGTGAATGGATCGGTAGGTGGAGAGAACTGGTGCGTGTATGCAGATTTGGATAAATACTGCGATACAGCCTCCATTATGAGTTACGGTATGGCGTGGGCAGGTTCTGCACCGGGTCCCGTATCTCCGAGAAGTTGGCTGGAAGGCATATACGATTATGCATCCAAGGTAATGAATCCAAAGAAGGTATTTCTTGGAATGCCGACATACGGATGGAACTGGCAGATATACGACACACCCGCCAATATTGGTAAGACATACAGAGGGACTTCCAATACCTATTATGCAGCACAGAACTGGATGAAGGGAAAGTATAACTTCACAGGAGATGCACCACCACAACCGTTTATTCCGATTCTTTCTTATTGGGATGATGACAATAAAGTGCCTTGGGCATTGCCACAGGTGTATGACTACATGGAAGGACAGGATGCCGTTTCCCGTTCACAGCCACAGTTGGCAGGCACATACAATGGAAGAAAGTATCTGACGGCTTATGGAAAAGAGCAGAAGACAGAGTTTGGAACTATCTATGTTGACCGGGATGGAGGAACTCCGGATAAATACACAGGAGTTGTTTCGGTATCCGACAGCATGGTTTCTTTAGGAGATGAAGGAAGTGCGACTTACAACTTTACGGTTGCATCATCTGGAACTTATGACATAGCAGTAAGGCTTTGTTATCCGTTTTGGGATAAGAACGGTGTCTATGTAAGCATTGATGGAAGAACGGTGCATTATTCGGAAAACAGACTGTGGTGGCCGTACTGGAGAACCACCTTCTGGACAACGCTTGCAAAAGGCATAAGCCTATCAGCAGGAACACATACGATTACGGTTTCTGTTGATGTAAAGGGTGTACAGTTTTTCGGATTCCGTGTCTGTTCATCCTTTAACGAATACCCATTTGCAGGAGATGCAACCTATTTGGTTGCTCCGAGACAGTTTAAGGATGTGGATGGCAATATGGTTGGTCCCGATAAAGGCTTTAAGCTGACACTTGAAATGCTTAGAAGAAAGCCGGACTCGGCACTTGTGTGGTATGAAGATTTCAGAGACTACGGTGTGCTTGAGACAGGCTTTTGGAAAACAGATAGTGGAAAATGGAGTATTTGGAGGGCAGAGGAGTATTCTATGGAACGAATTTACTCTCAGCTTGAAGGATACGGAGACCTTATGTGGGATTATACAGGCTTTAAGGACATACACCTTCGAGCCAGACTGGGATTTCCGAAGAACGGCAGCGGCAGAGCTGGTGTATTTTGTGGCAGTCTGTTCTGCTGTCTTAATATCTCCAGTCAGGCGGTAGAACTTTATAACGGGTCTACTTTGATTGGCAGTTATAAAACGGAGATTGCGAGAAACACGGATGGGTCACTTAGAACGGATCCAAGCGTTTATACCGTGGAGATGCGAATTCGAAACGGGAAGGTAAGGGTTTATTCCGGTTCTTCTTATACATTGCGTTTTACGGCAAACGTGAGCGGATTTACGGGCGGATATGCAGGGTATCGTTCTGACAACACTACCATCTGCGAACTTCTTAGAATGGGGGACGCATGGACATATGAACCATATGAACGCTTTGATGTGGTGATGCCGGATGGGACAACTTCATCTTTTGGAAGAATCGCAAGAACGAACTGTGTATGGAACGATGAATTTCAAGTATTTACGCTTACAAGTGATGTGGAGGAATCTGCTACACGAAGTGAGGAAATTTCACTCGAATACGATTTTTACCATTCGCATACGATGGAGTCCTTATCCTGTGGAAAGGATTATACGGTAAAGATTATACCGAAGGACATCAATATATGGATTTCAAGGCTTTTTCTAGGAGATGCAGATGGTTTTTCCATTCTGTATTACCAGGATGTGGACAGTCTTGTGTATTGGATTAACCAGGCAGCATATCGTTGGAAACTGCGAGGCACTTGTATGTGGTCTTTGGGGCAGGAAGATATGAGATTGTGGGAATGGTTACCAAAGCAGATATAGGAAACTAGCAATTACTCGAAAGGGTAGTTGCTTTTTTTATACAAAAATTTAAGGAGGGAAAGCCATGAGAACATTTTGGAATGGAATTAAGGCTGTGATTACAGCAATGGGTGGATGGCTCGGTTACTTTCTTGGAGGGTGTGATGGTCTTTTGATTGCTCTCATCATGTTTGTGGTTGCAGATTATGTGACTGGCGTGATGTGTGCGATTGCAGACAAGACGCTTTCAAGTGAAGTAGGTTTCAGAGGCATCTGCCGCAAAGTGTTGATATTCATCTTGGTAGGAATATCAAACATTCTGGATGTACAAGTGATTGGTACAGGCAGCGTTTTAAGGACTGCGGTGATTTTCTTTTACCTTTCCAACGAAGGTGTATCACTTTTGGAAAATGCTGGACGTCTGGGACTGCCAATACCTGAAAAATTAAAACTTGTATTGAAGCAGTTGCATGAAGATGCAGAAAGCGAGGAGTAGTATGAAGTTAATTGAAGCTATTATGACAAACAATCCCTGTTATAAGGCAGGGAAGAAGATTACTGTACAGGGGCTGATGCTTCATTCGGTTGGGTGTTCCCAGCCGAAGGCATTAGCCTTTATTAATTCGTGGAACAAGTCGACTTATGACAGAGCCTGTGTCCACGCATTTATTGATGGAAATGACGGAACCGTGTATCAGACACTTCCTTGGAACCACAGAGGATGGCACGGTGGTGGAGCAAGTAACAACACCCATATCGGTGTAGAGATGTGTGAGCCTGCCTGCATTAAGTACACAGGCGGTTCTTCCTTTACCTGTTCTAATTTGGAAGAGGCAAAGGCGGTAGCAAAGAGAACTTATGTGGCTGCCGTGGAGTTATTTGCGATGCTTTGCAGTTCGTATGATTTAGATCCTTTAGCCGATGGTGTCATCATCAGCCACAAGGAAGGTCATAAAAGAGGAATTGCAAGTAATCACGGAGACCCAGAGCATTTGTGGACACAGCTTGGCTTGGGTTACACAATGGATGGATTCCGTAAGGATGTAAAAGATGCAATGGTAACAGAGGATATAAGTTCTTATACGAAGATTATGGGAACGGCAGTGGCAACGGCAGAACAGATGGTATCTTACATCAAAGCCAAGAACCCATCTGTTGCACAGTCAGTCATTGACATGATTCCGCTATACTTATCAGAAGGTAAGGCAGAGGGAGTAAGAGGAGATATTGCTTTCGCACAGTCTTGTCTTGAAACAGGTAACTTTAAATTTGAAGGGACTGCCGTAACGCTTACACAGAACAACTTCTGTGGTATGGGTGTAACTTCCAAGGGCAAGACAGGTAATTCCTTTGATACAGCACAGCTTGGTATCAGGGCACAGATTCAGCATTTAAAGGTTTATGCCTGTGCAGATGCTCTTGTGACTACTTGTATCGACCCACGATTTAAGTATGTGACAAGAGGCTGTGCTGAATATGTAGAGTGGCTTGGACAGAAAGAAAACCCAGATGGAAAAGGCTGGGCAACAGGCAAAGGATATGGTGGTAAGATTCTTACTATCTTAAAAGCCATTATCGGTACAAAAGTTGAAATGACACCTGCCAAGAAGGAAGTCTGGTATCGTGTGCGTAAAACTTGGAAGGACGCAGCTACGCAGAAGGGTGCATTCCATAATTTAGAGAATGCGAAGAAGTGGGCTGATGAGAATAAGGGTTATTCCGTATTTGATGAGAACGGCAAAGTGCTTTATACGAATGCCGTGTCAGACCTTCCGTACCTTGTAAAGGTTATGATTAAGGATTTGAATATCCGTAAGGGTCCAGGAACGAACTATGCCAGAACGCAGTATATCCCGGTTGGTGTGTATACCATCATTGAAGAGGCTGATGGTAAGGGAGCAACCAAGTGGGGAAAACTAAAGTCCGGGGCAGGATGGATTTCTCTTGATTATGTAACAAAATTATAAGTAAGCAGTATGCCTGTGGATTCCGTTTGGAGTCTGCAGGCATATTTTTTTTGCTCAAAAATCGGAAAAATCAAACTTTGGCTACATCCCTATCAGAAGGAGAGAAAATAAATCCGTTCAAATTCGCTTTCACTGACCAAAGGAAAGTGAAGGAAATACATTTTAACGACTCCTTCAATATTTTTATGGAGGTGTGGCAATGACGGATACACAGAAAATTCAGATAGGTAAATTAAGAGGAGCAGGATTGGGATATAAGAAAATCGCAGAGCAGATGGGGTTATCGGAGAATACCGTCAAAACTTACTGTCGCAGACATGGTCTTGGTGGGAATATGACACATCTGCAAAATGTGACTCAGAACGAAGAACACCATTGCCTTTGCTGTGGTAAGCCTGTGCAGCAGACTCCCGGCAGAAAGGAAAAGAAGTTCTGTTCGGACAGTTGCAGAAATAAATGGTGGAACAGTCATTTGGATAAGGTGGAGCGAAAGGCAAATTATGAGTTCATCTGCCCTCATTGTAAAAAGCCATTTACTGCTTATGGCAATAAGAACAGAAAGTATTGTAGCCACGAGTGTTATATCGCAGACAGATTTGGAGGTGGCAGTGATGACTAAGGAACAGATGGAAAAGGAAACGATGTACCAAGCCACCATGTCGATAGCGAAGAACCTCTTAAATAAGGGGATGATTTCTGACGAGGAGTACGCTCAAATTGATACAAATTTTCGCAATAAATACGGCATATCTTTGTCTACATTATTTACCGATATCCACTTGATAAAGTACGGAAATTACGGGAATATGTGACACTGACAAGGAGGTTTTATATGGCGAAAATACGCAAGATTGAGTCATTTGTACCAAGACTCACGGAACGAAAAAAAGTTGCTGCCTATGCCCGCGTATCAACAGATTTAGGGCAACAGTTGAATTCCTTATCGGCACAGGTCAGTTACTATAGTTCCTACATACAACGAAATCCCGAATGGGAATATGTAGGTGTTTACGCTGACGAAGGTATTACTGGAACAAGCACCAAGCATCGTGATGAGTTCAACAGACTTATGGAAGATTGCGATGCCGGAAAGATTGACATTGTACTGGTTAAGTCCATCAGTCGATTTGCAAGAGATACGATTGATACCCTGAATGCCACAAGACACCTTAAGGACATGGGAATTGATGTTTACTTCGAAAAAGAGAACATCCACTCCATTTCCGATGAAGGAGAATTGCTCCTTACCCTGCTTGCTTCTTTTGCACAGGAGGAAAGCCGCAGCATTTCAGAAAATGTTAAATGGGGAATTAGAAAAAAGTTCAAAGAAGGTATTCCGAACGGACACAAGGCTCCTTATGGATATAAGTGGGATGGAGAAATGTTCCGCATTATTCCTGATCAAGGAGAAGTTGTGAAGGAAATTTATGCAAGATACCTTGACGGCGAGCCTGCTTACACCATAGCCAAGGATTTAGAAAGACGAGGTGTCGTGGGACAAAGCGGTGTGCCTATGGACGATTCTACCATCAAAAACATTCTGTTCAGCTTTTCTTACACAGGGACGATGATTCTGCAAAAAAACTATTTCACTGAAAACCACGTGCGAAAAGAAAATAAGGGTGAGCTGCCACGATACGCAGTAGCGGATATGTTCGAGCCTTTGGTTACGGAAGAGGATTTCATAAAGGTTCAGGAAATTAAAGAGCAGAGGGCGGAGACAATGCCAAACAGAAACCCGAAGCTCACAGCCTTCTCCGGCATGATGCGTTGTGGCATTTGTGGGTGTTCCATTAGCAGACGCAGTTCCAAGTATGGAAAAAAGTGGACTTGCAATACCAAAGAACGCAAAGGCAAAGAAATGTGCGACTCAAGACCAATCTACGAAACGGAACTTATGGATATGACAGTTCAGGCTTTAGGGTTGGATGCATTTGATGAGAATATTGTGAAAACCAAGGTGGAACGTATCACCGTTAATTCGGATGCAATTACCTTTGATCTTATAAATGGAAAACAGAAAAGGATAATTCGTAAGTACAAAAAAGGCTACAGCGGGTTTTCAGGCAAAGTAAAGTGTGGAAATTGTGGTGAAACACTTGTAAGCGACACTTGGAACATTGGACCCGTTGGGCAGAAGGTAAAGCAGAAGGTTTGGATTTGTAATGGTTGTAAAGCACCAAGGTTTATGGATTCCGACTTGAGGAAGGCAGCAAGTGAGGCCTTAGGAAGAGATAACTGCGAAGCATTATTTGCTGAACACATAAAATACGCTATCAATTACGAACACTGCATTAAGTTCATTGATAAGAAAGGAAAGGTGACAGAATGGCAAAAAGAGTAACTACAATCCCGGCTACCTTGGGTCGATTCGATTCAAAGCCACTGGAGACTATTAAAAAGCGTAGGGTTGCTGCATATGCTCGTGTTTCTACGGACACGGAAGAACAGGCTACAAGTTATGCTGCACAGGTCGATTATTACACAAAATACATCAAAAACAGAGCTGATTGGGAATTTGCTGGGATGTACACGGATGAAGGTATCACGGCTACAAACACCAAAAAGCGAGAAGGCTTTAATCAGATGGTTGAGGATGCGCTTGCAGGAAAGATTGACCTTATTGTTACAAAGTCAGTCAGCCGATTTGCACGTAACACGGTAGATTCCCTTACTACGGTTCGTGTACTTAAGGAAAAGGGAGTGGAGATTTACTTCGAAAAGGAGAACATTTGGACTTTGGATTCCAAGGGTGAGCTACTCATCACAATTATGAGTTCCTTGGCACAGGAAGAATCCAGATCTATTTCTGAGAACACCACTTGGGGAAAAAGAAAGCAGTTTGCTGACGGCAAGGCGAGTGTTGGATTTAAGAATTTTCTCGGATACGACAGGGGACCAAATGGAGAGTTTGTGATAAATGAAGAGCAGGCAGTTACAGTTCGCTACATTTATAAGCGTTTCCTTGAAGGAGTTTCTACCTATAAAATATGTAATGAACTTATGCAAATGGGTATACCAACTCCTGCCGGGAAGAAGAAATGGTACGCAAGTTCAGTCAATAGTATTCTGAGAAATGAAAAATATAAAGGTGACGCACTATTACAGAAGTCATTTACCAAGGATTTTTTGCAGCATAAGAGAGTGGAGAATAACGGAGAAGTGCCACAGTATTATGTAGAAGGTCATCACGAGGGGATTGTTACAGCAGAACAGTTCGAGCAGGTTCAAGCTGAAATAGCAAGACGTGAGGGAATGAAAAAATACAGTGGAGTTGGAATTTTTTCTTCTATTATAATGTGTGGAGAATGTGGTTCATGGTATGGTGCCAAAGTTTGGCACTCCAATGATAAGTACCGTAGGGTAATTTACAGATGCAATCACAAATACGGTGATGGGTGCAGGTGCAAGACACCACACATAACCGAAGAGGAAATCAAGGAATTATTCTTAAAGGCGGTAAACGAGTTATTCTCCGGCAAGGCAGAAATCATAACCAACACCAAGGAAATGATGGAGCTGGTCTGTAACACGGATGCCTTGGATAAGGAAATAGCCGATTGCATTGTGGAATTGAATATTATCAGTGAGCAGATGCAGAGTGCCATTTTGGAAAACAGCAGGGTGGCACTAAACCAAGAGGAATACGAAAAAAGGTACGCAGCACTTACGGAACGCTACAATGCCACCAAAGAAAAGTACGATAAAGCCACGGAGCAGATTGAAGCCAAGAAGGCACAAAGGGAACTCATCAAAGGGTTCATTCGCACCCTTGAGAACACAGGGAATGTTGCCGAGGAGTTTGATGCCGGGATGTGGTGCGGGATGGTAGACCATGTGACGGTAACGGATAAGGACAACATAGTGTTTACTTTTAAGAATGGACTTGAAGTAAAAACCAGCTGATAAAAAATGGTTTTATATTTCTATATCATAATGTATAATAAGACGTTGAGAGAGAGGTGTTTATCAATGGCAGATAAAATGAAGGAGGCCTTTCGTGAGAAGGTACTCAAAATCATTGATGAGATGAAGAAAGAGTTTGATTTAAAACTTTATACAACGCTTACAATTAAGTCTAATACAAGAGAACTTTGTAAGGCTCATGCCGAGGTTCATGGTATTGATATTAGCGGGAAAATAATGATTAATAGCATATTACAGGATTTTTCAGATGACGTAGTAGAGAAAGTTATCAAATCCGCGGTTTATATGCTTGCACAGGATTACGAGGATAAATGCAGTAAGGTGACAAGCGTTATGGTGGGTTCTGCCGATTTATCTGCCGGGGAAATAAAGAGTTCTACTATGGCTACATTACCAGCAGAAATAAAGTATCGATTGAATGTAAGCCGTCAAGAATATTTAAAAATAGTTGAAGACTACGATGCAGCTATTAAGCAGATAAACGAAGAGTTAAAGAAACGTTAATATCTAAAGGTTACGAAGGGCATCCGAGAGGGTGTCCTTTTTCGTGGTAGAAAAATAACAGCTATTATGATATAATTTATAGTTAGATGAGCAAAGATAGAGGCTCATGAAAATTTGAATTTTCTTAATTGATAATGTTATGAGACATTAAGTGTCCCATTAAATAAAATAGGGCATTGCTCGCTTTGTGTCCTGTACTTTTTAGTGGGTAGTAGATACGATGTTTTTCAAGGAGGTTAGAAATATGAATCAAATAAAAATTGGAGAATTCTTGAAAGAACTTCGTAAAGAGAAAGGGCTTACTCAAGAACAACTTGCAGAACAGTTTAATGTATCTCGAAGATCTGTATCAAGATGGGAAACAGGTAATAATATGCCTGATTTGGATACGCTAATTGAGATGGCAGATTATTACGAAATTGATTTGCGAGAATTATTGGATGGAGAAAGGAAAAGCGAGAAAATGAATGAAGAATTAAAAGAAACTGTATTGAAAGTTGCAGAATATAGTAACAGTGAAAAAGAAGTCAAAAGAAAGAAATTAAATAAGTGCTTTATTATAGGTGGTATTTGTTTTTTGCTTGTTATTTTAAATCATCAATTTGGAATACTGGCAATGATTTTTAATAATCCGATAGATGATTTTGTGGCGGGTGCATTGACCAGTTTGGGTATCCTTTTTGAGTTTGTTGGTTTCTATAATAACAATCATGAGGTTAGTTTAAAGCAAAGGAAGCAAGAAATACTTATGCGGAAAAGGATATAATAAAAAGTGCGAAAAATTGAAATTTTATCTTTGCAAGCGAGACGACAACTTTCAGTTTCACGCAGAGAATTTAATAGGAAGAAAAGCATACGAGGGGTGTTCAAATGAACACCCCTTTGAACACCCCTAATGGTACAATCGTTATGATTGTATCATTTTCTTTGTCCTAACGAATCCTTGTTCGTGCGGCTACTATCCT